CTCTCGTCTCTCGGTGCTGATATGACCAAGCTTACCGACGATGATATCCAAAGCGCATCTCATGCTGAGCTGCGTCTTTGGCACCAAAGTTTCGATAGGCTTGTTCGTACCCTTTCAGTAGGTGGGAGGGATTAAGAACCGAGTGGTTTGCCGGCGTTTCAGCCGGTGCATGCCTTCCGGCATGTCTAACTTGTTCGTTATCTGATAGGAGATCCGTATGCCCACTTATTCCTCCCCTGCGCGGGGCTGGTCGTTCATTGATAGCACGTACACTAGGACAGATGTCCCTGGCACGCAAGTCTTTCAACGTTCTGCCGGCCACGTTCAGTTCGGAACGAATGAGCGGGTTACTAACTCAGATCCAGATTGGCGCGTCAAGTTGGCACGTAGGTCTGATGCAACCAACAACTACTCCCGAAAGGAGTGGCTTAGGATGCATTCGTATCTCGTTCATTGTACTTCAAGAACTATCACCCCATCGTATCGAGTGTATGGCGAAAGCCATTCCTCGTACTTCGGTGGTGGTTATGCTCTTAAGTTCTCTGGCGAAGATACAGCTCTTCGAGATGAGGCTTTACGCCGCATCAAGAACAGACTTAACGGCCATTATGGAAAGACGGATGCAATAGTCCCTACTGTCGAGCTTCGTGAACTGAGAAAAACTATCTCTGGCACTGGCAAGATGGCGACGGACTTATTGCATTCCCTTATTTCCATCCGGAAGACACATGGGGCCTCAGCTGTGAAGTATGCAAGTGAGGCGTGGCTCAATTTTTCCTTTGGGGTAAAACCCCTAGTGAACGATATCGCCACGATCGCCTTAAGTATCCAAGATTACCTGGATCGTAAGGACCACACTGCAAAAATAGCTGGTACCGCGAGTAAGGACTGGTTCTCTAGTCTTAAAGAGACCGGTGAGCCGTCGGCGTATGGTGTTAGCATTAGTACCGCTACCACTGCACACCACAAGCTCTCTTACAGGTATATTGGCGGCTTCGACATTGCTGTCGAGGCTGCCAACAACTATGGTATTAGTGATCACCTTGGCTTAGAATTCGAGTCGCTCCCGAGTGTTGCTTGGGAGCTGATTCCATATTCCTGGGTTGTTGATTACTTCACCAATGTTGGTGCGTTCTTCGATGATACTTTCGTGGTCCCTTCCGGGGCCACTAAGTTCCTCATGTTAGATCGCCGCTATACCATGAACTTGCAAATAATTCCTCGCCTCGTTCCGTCTGTTGGGACTGATGTTACGTCCCAGTCGATTTTTGAACAAGGTGATGGCTTTTATTTCGAGTTCTCGCGCACGCGCCTAGGCGCCCTCCCTCGTATTGGACTCCATTTCAGGAGCCTCGATGCAACCGGAGGGTATGCAATTAACAAGCTTTTAAACCTTGCGTCCGTCCTTGTCAGTGGCTCACGAGCCTTGCGGCTTTAGAGCCCTCTTCCTGAGACGGAAACTTTGTAATGCCGCTTTGCGGTCAATCCTCGCCGCACGGCGACTTTACTAGGGAGACATACATGTCTTTTGCACCATCCTCGCCCGTTACAGGCGCAACTGTGTCTGGCTTGACTAGCCCGACATACACACTTACTACGGATGTAGCACCTAACATTAACGGTAAACAATATGCCGTTACTGCTCTTGGTGGGACCCAGACCAGTGTCGATACGAATACTGTGAGTAAACCTTTCAGCATTTCGTTCTTCCGGCCTCCGGTCCTAAAGGTGTTGCCCCAGGCTAACCCCGTAACTGGCGTTATCAAGAACGTGCCGATGAACACTTACAAGCTTATTACTCGTAAAGGCGTTCTACCGGCAGCCAATCAGAGTGCAATGGTGGCAAAAATCACTACCATCATTGACATTCCGG